TTTCTAGAGATAGATAGCTCGCACGTTAAAGATAACAAAATTATGAATACAACCAAAGAATGGCAAAAATGGGCTAGTGTAGAGGATGAAATTTCTACAGAAATGATAACAGATATTGAAAATTTTTATAGACCATATAACCAACAGCTAGAAGAATATTTAGGTGTGAAATTTGATTGGAATTGACCTAAAGTTGCTCTTGACAAATGCCGATACTTGATGTATACTCTTGGTAGGAGAAAAAAATGCAGTTAGGACTTTGTTGTATCTCTTTACATCTTAAAGAGCAAGGCTACAGCTTTCAGACCATGACCTATAAACGCTTTAGTTCGCTTCCACGCGACGAAGCACTAGAGATTCTTGGTTCTCGTATATTAAACAACATGATCGTTACCAATGCTACAATACAGCATTGTGCCGACAACGGTTATTGTTATCGTGTTAGTAGTGACCTATTCCCCCTGCTAACATACGAACAAGCCAATGTTTCTTTGCAAGATTTGCCAAATTTTACAGAAATATCACAAGCGTTAGATGATATTGCATACACAATTCAACAAACTAATGTACGCATCAGTTGTCATCCAAGCGAGTTTAATGTGTTAGCATCTAGCAATACTGATGCAGTGAACAAAACAATTAAAGAACTTAACTTCTACAGTAGTTTTCTTGACAGAATTGGATGTCCTGCCGATTATAATTCACCAATGAATTTGCACATCAATAATCGACAAGGAAGCAACGATGAGGTTGTGGACAGATTTATACAAAATTTTAATAGACTTGACGATAATTGTCGCAGTCGTATTGTTATTGAAAATGACGATAAACTTAATTGCTGGTCTGTTAAGCAATTAATAGAAGATTTCTACCCTAAGACCAATATACCTATCACCTTCGACTACTTACATCATGCTTGTCATCCTGACGGCTGGACAGAGCAGCAGGCTATTAGATTTTGTCATTTGACTTGGCCTACAAAACCCTTATTTCATTACAGTGAAAATATACCAGATCATCCTAATCCTAGAAAACACGCAGATTATGCAGTAGGTGATCCTGACACTTATGGATTAGATTTTGATTTAGATATGGAACTAAAAATGAAAGACAAAGCAATCGCAGAGTTTCTTGGAGAGGTCTTAGTATGAGTGGTTGGTTAATTGCTTTTACCGGGTGTATATATTTGTATGTTAGTTTGGAGCAATTGTACAAAGGGAACATTGGTATGTTTATAGCATATCTTGGTTATTCTTTTTCTAATATTGGTTTGTATTTATTAGCTTCAAAATAAGGAGAGCAATATGCAAGAACCACAAAAATACTCTATGGCAACCGGATTACCAGTAGAAAAAACAATCAAATCATATCCTCTAAAGAGTAGAGAGCAAGAGTTCTGGAACTTTATAGCAGAACATGAGCAATCAAGAAAAGATTGGGAAAACAAAAAAAAACAAGTAAATGAAAATCATAAAAAAGGCAATCAAACTTAGTTACAATAGATTCCATCCTAATGTTTATCAAAGAAGATATCATTTCGCTATTGCTTTTGATGTAAATAAACCAATTTGCATTGCACAGAATAATCCTATCAAAATAAACCACAAAGCCTATAAAATAGGGCAAAGATTTAATATTCAACAATACCAAGAATATCCATATTCTCATGCTGAGTCTCATCTTATATCTAAATTACTTGATACATATAATACCATTCGTTCTGATTGGTCACTTGTTGTACTCCGTATTAATCGACAGGGAAAGATACTACTAAGTAAACCATGCAATAATTGTCAATCTATTTTAGATTCTGTAGGATTACATAAAGTATACTGGAGCATAGACAAGGATACTTTCGGCTACAGATCAAAAGAATTAATTCAAGTTTGACTTGACAGATGCCGATACTTATGGTATACTAGAGGGAAATCAACTTTTCACAGGAGACTACGATATGCCTAAAGGTAAAAAAACTTGCGAAAATTGCGGCACAATGACTGGCCCAAGATCATATATGTGTCCAGATTGCAATACCCCTTTTACGTTTGCTGTTCAAAGCAAAGAAAAAAAGACTACAAAAATTATCAAAAATTTTAATTGGCGAGAACTAGAAGTTGGTGAACGTATTAAAGCCACTGGTGGCCCCTACTACGTTAAGGGTGCGGATTTTATTCCCATGGGATATCGTGGCAAATTCACGGTTGTTAATGTTGATGACAATGGAGTATTAGCTTATAGTGAAAAGGGTGGATATTGCCACATTTATATGGGCAGAGACAAACAGTGTCCAGAAACTAAGGTTTGGAAAACACAACACAGGCTAGTTAAATTAAAACCAAAACTTCCTAAAGGTGTAATCTAAGATATACACCCAATGGAGAAAAAATGGCCCATCAAAAACATAATACTATAACTAGAGATACTCCTTCAGCATACGGAAGTCATACTTCAATGCTTGTGGATATAAATTCAGAGGCGAAAGGACACAATGTTCCTAAAGATAAGGTTATATGTAAAGATGAAAAAGGTTACTACATTACTTACAAAAATAGAATAGACAATGGATTAGCCGATCCTTGTAGATATGCTTGCCCATTATGTAGATTTGATAACCTAAACATCATATTCTCTGATATGAAAATCGTAAAAAACTGAAATAGATTGACTTGCTCTATTCGGGAATTAGTATAAAAGCGTAGTTAAGATTTTTGCTGGTGGCGACAAGAATCTTATTTATTTAGGAAAGCCACAATTAGAGGTACTGAAATGACTAAGCAGGATCGTGTGATTAACTATCTTAGCAGAGGCAGAACACTTAGCCAAGATAGTGCATATAGTATGTTCGATGTTGGTAATCTTAGAGCAACCATTAGCGATATTCGCCCTACACTAAAGTCTCAGGGCTTGAATATTGTCCGTTCTACTGGTCGCTATGGCGAAACCAGATATGGTGTAACAGCTACAAAGAGTAAGTGCCGACGCTAAAAACTTTATGATTAGCGGCCCAGTTAAAACCCAAGGGTATATCTAAAACTATTGATATAGATAGTTTGGTTTGCTATCCCGTTAATTACCCAACAGAGTACCACAATTAACACAAACACAAAAACTTGCAGGATATGCAAAATAGAAAAATCAACAGATGATTTTTTTCTAGATAGAGGAAAACTTTATTCCAAATGCAAGCAATGTTTTAAGAAATATAATCGTGATCTAAAAGCCGTTCATAAAAAAGCACCACCTAAACCAACAAGATGTGAATGTTGTCATAAGATTCCTAAGAAATGGGCCTGTGATCATTACCCCAATACTACAATATTTAGAGGTTGGGTTTGTTGGGAATGTAATAACGCAGCGGGTTCAGTAGGCGATTCTTACGAAGGTGCGGTTCATTTGTTTAATTATCTATATAATAGAGATAGAAGATGAAAATTAATAATGACCCAAAATTAGACTTCGATGATGTTTTGCTTGTTCCTCAGAGAAGTAGAGCAGCATCAAGAAAAGAAGTGAAATTAAATAGGAGTTTTTCCTTCTACCATTCTAACAGAATATGGAAAGGTATACCTATTTTTGCTGCTAATATGGATACTACTGGTACTGTTGATATGTCTAATACTTTGATTAGATATCAAATGCCAACCTGTTTTCATAAGCACTATTCAAAAGAACAATATCCAGATATTATCTGGAACCAAGACCTTCAATGGTTTAGTATGGGTATTAAACAGGATGACCTTGACAAACTCATCTATTGTTGTAAAACAAACCGTAGGATTCCTAATATTTGCATTGATGTTGCCAATGGATATACAGACGATTTTGTAAATTTTTGTGCTAAAGTTAGAAAAGAACTTGGAGATGAACCAGTTATTATGGCTGGTAACGTATGTACTCCAGAAATGGTGCAAGAAATTATTCTTCATGGTGGAGTGGATATTGTTAAAGTAGGAATTGGCCCCGGTAGTGCCTGCACCACTAGATTAAAAACAGGTTGTGGGTATCCACAATTGTCTGCTATTATTGAATGTAGCCATGCTGCTCATGGACTAAAAAGCGGCAAAGGTAAGTTAGGTTTGGTTTGTGCTGACGGTGGTTGTAGAACTCCATCAGATATTTGCAAGGCTTTTGCTGCGGGTGCAGATTTTGTTATGCTTGGAGGTATGCTGGCTGGCACAGAAGAATGTGAGGGTGAATGGGATTATGAATATAGATGTGTAAATAAAAAAGGAGAATGGTGGCAGACTAGTAATCCCGGTTATTCAACCAACAAAAGAAAAGTTTCACTAAAATTTTATGGTATGTCATCTCATAATGCCCAGAATAAATATGGTGGTGTAAAAGATTATAGAGCAAGTGAGGGGAGGACTAAAACTATTCCCTATAAAGGTAGTGCTTCTGTTGTTGTTGAAGATATTCTTGGTGGATTAAGAAGTGCATGTGCCTATATTGGATCAACTTGTTTAAAAGATATGAATAAGTGTGCAGAGTTTAATTTAGTAAACAGGGTTCATTTTGATAAAAGTGTATAGAACAATATCGGGCTGGTAATGGTGTCGATTGGATAATTATTTTTATGATTAGCAAGTAGTGGTTGGACGGCAGGCCACTTTAAAAGCCGCCCAAAACGCTTTAACTGGCGAAACTCAGTTAGCACTCGCTGCTTAATTATAGCAGTGACGATCTTCGGAAGCGATGAAGGTAGCGTCCAAAAGATCGTTGTAAAATCCTTCGGCTGCTAGAATAATCGACGTGTTCTAGCCTGAGATTAGTCGATATGGAAAGATGAATGTTGTTTGTTCTTTAGTCTTTCTGAGAACTTATGAACAAAATAAACTTGTAGAAGTTATAAAAAGATTATTACAACACGCGGGTTCGATTCCCGCCCAGTCCAATTAAAATGTGTATATAATCATAGAAAGGTTATATGCATGATTAAAAAATCTGTTGAGCATTTAGATCAAAATAATATGGGCTATTGGGAGCATTTAAGATTTGCTTCCTCTCATGGTATTAGGTGTATCAAAGCTGGCGTTCTTTTAATCCTCCATTCAATTATCCCAGCTTTGTTTCCTAAAACCGGATCAATACTAGTGAATCAATTAAACAAAGATTTTACTGAACATAATGACTGGCTGGAACTAAAGAACAAAATGGAAACCTTTAAGAATATATACAAATCCAATGAGTAAAGAAACAGAACTAAAAATATTAGCACTAGAACTAGAAAAGCAATCTATTGTTGCACAAAATTTATCTAAGAAAATAGGACGGTACGAAAAAGCTAATAGCATTGTAAAAAATACTATTGCACAACAAGAAATTGATGATCTGAAAACAGAACTCAAAACTGCACAGATTCAAAAACAAATTTTGTCATCAAAAATAGAATCTCTACAAGACTAAAGATTCCTCTTGACAACTGCCGATAGATAGGATATACTTGGGGAAACACAGGAGGACTACAATGAGTTTTGAGTATGTTTGGGGAATGGTGCGTGATCTTCGGGCTACAAGCAGCACAATTGATAAGCAAGGTATTATAGAGGATTATTGCAATCATGGTAGTGAAGCAGCAGAATTTACCAAGAATATTCTCCTATACACATATCATCCATTGTGGCAATATAATGTCACCAGCGACAATATTAAGAAAAAGAAATCTCTGTGCGGAGAAAGATACGATACGATCTTTGATCTACTAAACGCACTAAAAAATAGAGATATTACTGGTCACGATGCTATTGGTGCAGTCAATACTTTTATTGACAGTTATCCAGATTATGAAGAACTCATCCTATGCATTATAGATAAAGATCTAAAGACTAGGGCGGGAGATAAGATAATCAACAAGGCTATAGCAAATCATATTCCAGAATTTAGTGTAGCCCTTGCAGATAAATATGAACCTAAACTTGTAGACTGGAAAGATGAATGGTATGTATCTCGTAAACTTGATGGCGTTAGATGTTTGTGTATTGTTGGTAGTAACGGCATCCCTGTTTTCTACTCCAGAACTGGCAAAGAATTTAATACCCTTGGCGTTGTTGCCGATGGCATTTCAAGTCTTGGTTTATCTGGTGTTGTATTTGACGGGGAGTTGTGCCTGTTAGATGAAGATGGTAATGAAGATTTTCAAGGCATAATGAAACAACTCAAAAAGAAAGACCATACAATACCAAACCCTTCATATAAAATTTTTGATGTAATGTCTCTGGATGATTTTAATAACAAGAAGGGTACGACTCCGTTATCTAAAAGATTGAGTCATCTTGAAAGATATATGCAGAACAATGAGTGTCCGTGTTTAACTATTCTAGAACAAGAACACATTCTAGATGATGACCATTTTCAAGAATGGGTACATAAAGCAGACGTTAACGGTTGGGAAGGTGTAATGCTTCGTAAGAACGCCCCATATAAAGGAAAGCGTTCTAAAGACCTATTAAAAGTAAAAACCTTTCACGATGCAGAATACGAGGTCTTAGATGTAGAAATGGGGCCATTTAGATATGTTAAGGATGGTGCGGAATGTGAGGAAGATATGTTAAGTTGTGTTTATATCTCTCACAAAGATCATCTTGTCAGAGTTGGTAGCGGATTTACTATAGAAGAAAGACAGGATTTTTACCAAGACAAGAATAAGATATTAGGCAAGGTAATTCAAGTGCAGTACTTTGAAGAGACTAAGAATCAAGACGGCGGGATTAGCCTAAGATTTCCAACCTTTAAATATCTGTATGGTGATGCAAGAACAGTATGATTAAAAACTTTACTATATACGGAGAAAGAGATAGCGGTACAAATCTTTTAGAAGCTATTTTAACAGGAAAATCTTATTTTCATCAGAAAAATGTACCAGCTTTTGATATACCTGTTGTTTGGAATTATGGATGGAAACATTGGTTTGGTCATTATAGTAAGCTAGTGGAGGAATCTAACGATACACTTTTCATAGGTATCATAAGAGATCCTTATGATTGGATTATGGCTTTAAATAAACATAAACATCATATACCTCCGGTAAATCATGCTTTAATAAATTTTATCACAAAAGAGTGGTATTCAATAGATCATGCTAAAAGATCGCCAACATACGGAAAAGAAAATCATGGTGACAGAGATTGGGATACTGGCAAAAGACACAAAGATATTTTTGCTATGAGATCTAAAA